AGTACAGTTAGTGCTGCATCTGGTGGAAGCATAGATCTAAAACCGTATGAAAAAGTAGGACCCTCCGCTCAGTCTTATGGTTATGGATTTGGTATTGGTAATTATGGTGGTACTGTAACCGGTGTTATTTCAACAACTTTAAACGGATCGTTGGGCGCAAACACTACAGGAACAGGCGGAGGGTCTACTGTTACATTAACATCTACCACTGGTTTTCCAACAGGTGGTGGAACAATTGCTGTTGCAGATGAATTAATTACATACACAGGTATTAGTTCAAACGATTTAACAGGTATTACAAGAGGAGCATTAGGCACAGCAACAGCTGGTACATCTAACGGACAGGCTCATAGCAGTGGTGCAACCGCAACAAATGCTACAACGTTTGCTGGATTTGGTAATGCGGTAAATGCATCTACTGTGGTTCTAGAACCAGGACTTTGGTCACTAGATAATTTTGGACAAGTTCTTATTGCAACGATTGCAAACGGTAAAACATTTACATGGGATGCATCTATTACAGCTAAGTTTACAACAAGAGCATCTACTACGACATCTGGTTTTGCAACAGGTAATAATCCAACAGCTACAAGAGTTACATTAGTTTCACCAACAACAAGACACTTAATTCATTTAGGCACTGAAACCACTATCGGCACATCAACAACACAAGACGATATGTTTATAAGATTCTCTGACCAAGAAGATATAAATGACTATACACCAACAGCAATAAACACTGCAGGGACTTTAAGATTACAAGATGGAACAAAAATTATAGGTGCTATAAAAGCAAAAGAAGTTATTTTAGTTTGGACTGATAATGCTTTGTACACAATGAAATTTATTGGTGCTCCTTTTACGTTTGGCTTAGAACAAGTGGGTACAAACTGTGGGTTAATAGGTAAGAATGCAGTTGTAGAAATAGATGGAGCTGCGTTCTGGTTGAGTCCTAAAGGTTTCTTTTTATTTGACGGTACAGTTAAGTCTATACCGTGTACTGTTGAGGATTTTGTTTACGATAACTTTGACACTACAAAAGGACAACAAGTATCTGCAGGATTAAACAATCTATTTACAGAGATAGTCTGGTCTTATCCAGCACAAGGATCTACATTTAACGATAAGTATGTAGTATTTAATTATGCAGAATCAGCAGGTGTGCCTGGTGGTGTCTGGTATACAGGGACAGAAGCAAGAACAAGTTGGATGGATGCAACAATATATAAAAATCCTTTTGCAACCAAATACAACAGTTCAGCAACAGGTACTTTTCCAGAAATCATAGGTGAATCTGGTTTAGGTCAAAGTATTTTATTTGAACATGAGGTGGGAACAGATCAAGTAAATCCAGATGGTACAACTACAACAGTGCCTTCTTTTATACAGTCTTTTGATATTGACTTAGAAGCAAGGCAAAGTAGATCGTCAAGACAAAGTATTGCTGGTGAAGTATTCTTAGCTATGAGAAGATTTATACCAGATTTTAAAACATTAGAAGGTAATGCTAAAGTTAGTTTAAATGTAAAAAGATATCCACAACAAACAGAAACACAAACTGCACTAAGTCCTTTTACAATAACATCTAGTACAGATAAAAAAGATACAAGAGCAAGAGGCAGGTTTGTAAGTGTTAAAATAGAAAACGATGCAGTCAATGAGTCTTGGAGATTTGGAACATTAAGATTAGATTTACAACCAGATGGACGTAGATAATGGCTAAAGTAGTAGTAAGATTACCAGAACCAAAACAAGACTATGATGTCTCTAACCAAAAACAAATTAACAGAGCAATTACTTTAGTTGTAGAGCAATTAAACTCTACATTTTTAAACGAACAAAAACAAGACCAAGAAAGGTTTGCGTGGTTTAATGGCTAATATATATAATAATGCAAAAGTAGATTTAACTACTACATCGGAAACAACTTTATATACAGCTCCTAGTAATTCTAGAGCAATCGTAAAATCTATTTTAGTGTCAAATGATGCTGGAAGCGCAGCAACAATAACAGTGACATTAACTAATGCAGCGGGTGCTGTATTTAGTTTATTTAAAGTTAAGTCAATAGCTTCTAATGCTACTGAACAATTATTAACAGAACCTTTGATATTATTGGAAAGTGAGATATTGAAAGTTACTGCATCTGATGCTAATGAGTTACATGTTGTTGCATCATTATTAGAAATTAACAGAGATTAAGGAGAAAACATGGCATTTATAGAAGAAGGAGACGTAACATACACAATGATAAATGGTAAAAAAGTACCAGTTGTCAAATGTGAAACAGAGGTAGTTTTAAGGAATACTAAAACAAACAAAGAGTACAGTTCAGATAAAGAAGCAGAAGATGATATTGCAAACCCATCTACTGATACTAAAAAAGAAGATGTTACGCGATCTTTAAAAATAAAAGTAGCTGCAATGCCGGTACTTGGCGCTGGATCTGATGAGAAATAATATTGTAAACCAAGGTAAACTTATATAAAATAGAACAATGGCAATAACTAGAGCACAACAAGCAAGACAGATGTTAGAAGATGGTGGAATGACCAAAAAAATTAAAGGTCAAAAACACATGCTTGCTTACATTACACCTGGAGAAGCAAAGACATTAGAAAATTTAGGTGGTCAAAAAACAATGACACCTGAAGGTATACCTGCATATCCACCGCCAGGTCCAGGAGGACAAGGGCCAGGTGGATCTAGTGGAGGAAGAGGTGGAGATCGAACCGGTGGTGGCGACAAAGACAGAGGACCTGGTGCAGACAGAAACCCCCAAAATCCAAATGAAGATAGAGCTAAAGAAGAGGCGAGAGCAGAAAAAGTTAAACAAGAAAGAGAAAAAAGAGAAAAAAGAGAAGGTGAAAGAGAACTAGAAAAATTTAAAAGAATAGAAAAACAGAAAAAAGCGAGAGATAAAGCAAGGAGCGGTCCTGACAATGAACCTAATCCAGGAGATACAGATACTTTTAATCCTGATTATACAGGTCCAGATTATGGTTTTGTAATATCTCAACCACCTTCTCCGTTTGAAGGACCAGGTTTTGATGATGATCAAGATGAAGATATTGATTTTGATGATGATCAAGATGAAGATATTGACGAAAAAAAAAAGAAAAGTTTTAAAGATATTATTGAAAGATTTAATAAAAAGAGAAGAAAGAAAAACTTAGAATATATACAAAATTTAAGAAATAAAAAATTTAAAGGCATAATGGATCAATATAATCTTACTGAAGAACAACTTAACACGTTGTTAGAGGGAGAAGACGAGTTTCAAGGTGGAAGAAATTTAACTTTTGCCGGTCTACAACAATTACTAGATATGGATCCTAGTGCAAGAAAATTAGGAGAGGACTTTAATGAAGATTTAATGCAAGGTAAATTAGGCGCATTAGAGATGTCACCAAGAATGAAAAAAGGGGTAGGGTTATCAAAGGCGGAATTATTTAGCACCACGGATCCGACAACCAGAATAGATCTACCAGGTGTCTTAGGTATATTACAAGGGGAGGAGAATTTTTCTAATCTATTATCGGGACTAAATAGGTTAGAGACTTTAGACACTATAGCTGATACACCTGGTGGTGTACCACAAAGTGAAATTGATAATTATTTTAATTTAACAATGGGTAAAGGTGGCACTGATCCAATTACCGGTGAAACTGTAGACGCACTTTTTACACCAATAGGTGATCGTGGACCAGGTGCAGGAAATAATCCAATATTACCCATAATACCCACTGACCCTGTAACTGATCCAGTAGATCCTAGATCAAACTTTTATGGTCTTTCACCTAGAATAGGTGGATCTATGTTTGATTTTTCTGGACTTGCAGATGGAGGAAGAGTTGCTGCTATGGATGGAGGAATTATGGATATTGCAAGACAAGGTTTGTTTTTAGGTGGTATTACAAAAGGAATTAAAAAAGGATTAAAAAGTGTTACTCGTGGTCTTAAAAAAGTTATTAAATCACCAATAGGTAAAGCTGCACTATTAGGAGCTGTTGGATACGGTTTAGGTGGTGGTAAATTTTTTGGAAAAATGTTACCAGGAGTAACTAGAGGTGGTCAAGGTTTTGGTGGCTTTGGAGGATTAAGTAGTATATTTGGAAATGTTGGAGACATGATAGGCGGCAAAGGTTT